TGCCAGCGGAACCGTTCGGCATATTTTTACCAGCAATCTCTTGCGTCAAACCGCCCTTGATTCCATACAGGGTCGTGCCCCAGCACAGGTGTTTGGTCCTGTGATTTCAATTCCTGAGCTTGAGGCACTGGTAAGCAACTGGAGCTTTTTTGAGACAAACCTGCATTCAAAAAGCTATAGCCATATCATACGTAACATCTATAATGTCCCCAAGGAAGAATTCAACAAGATACACGAGACCGCGCCGATAATCGATATGGCCGCACAGATCGGCAAATACTATGACAGCCTGCATGTCATAAACTGCAAGAAGGAAATTGGCCTGGAGGTGGATGAGATAGAACACATCAAGGCCATATGGCTAGCGCTACACACAAGTTATGCGCTGGAAGCACTGCGGTTCATGGTATCGTTTGCCACAAGCCTTGCCATGGTAGAGAATAAGATCTTCATCGGCAACGGCAACATCATTAGCCTGATCCTGCAGGACGAAATACTACACAGGGACTGGACTGCGTATGTCATCAATCAATGTGCAAAGGACGATCCTAGATTTGCAGAAGCCAAGCAGGAGTGTGCTGGAGAGGTTTATCGAATCTACATGGATGTTATCCAGGAGGAAAAGGATTGGGCAGACTACCTGTTTAAGTTTGGTCCGGTCATTGGTCTTAATTCCCAAATCCTAAAGGATTTCATGGATTTCACCGCCCAGGCAGCATTAAAGGAAATTGGCATCAAGTATACACTGCCGGCCCCAAAAACCACTCCAATTCCTTGGTTCAACAAACACAGCAATACCAGCAACAAGCAATCTGCCTTGCAGGAGACTGAGAGCACCAACTATGTAATAGGAATTATGTCAGAGGAAATAGATTATGATGCTCTACCGCCTCTTTAATTAAAGACCATCCCTTAACAGATTTTTGCGGGTTACATCCTCCAAACAACGCATGGACATTTACTTTCAGTAAATTGTATTTTGTATAAAGTTCGTTCTTGGTACAGTATTCTATTCTGCCATCGGTGTGTTGGAATCCGTGTATAGTTAGATCCGTTATGCCGTTATTGCAACCTTTGGTCTTACTCTCTCGTCCTTTCATCTTAGATCGTTGTAGGTCTTTTTGATGTTGTGTTCTAATAATTCCTGCAGATCCTTCTCCACCGTCTGTTAGATTTCGGAGAATGCCAGTGCCGTTATCTTTTCGTCCGTACCAACGAATATATCTCCGTTCTAAAGCAAGTGCTCCTACATTTGTTAAATTATTCTCTAATATAACAATGCGGGATTTATCCGTTGGGACTGAAATTACTTTTTGTTTTGAATAAGCTCTGTTGCCCATTCCTTTTCCTATATAATATGGAGTGTTGTCTGATCGCAAATAAGCGTAGACGTAGAAGCGCAAATACATTGCTGACATAGTCCTTTTATGTTAGAGTAGTTGGATATTTCCAGTATCGCGAACTACACTAATATTTATCAAAGTAATTGTATTAATTTGAAAAGTAATATATAATACTACAAAGTAAATAAAATGAAAAAGATAGTTGTTGTTTTATCATTAGTTGCATTATTAGGAACTGCTGGTGTCCGCGCACATGTCGCATATCGTCCTGGTGGCCGGCGTGGTGGTTTTTGTGGATGCTGGGTTGCTCCGGCTGTAATAGGTGAAACGGTTGATTATTCAGATCTTCCAGGTATCTAATGCGAATAGCAGTAGTTACTCCGTACTATAAAGAAAGCACCGCGGTGCTTTCTACATGCCATAATTCTGTTATGTCACAAACATATAACAATTTTGTGCACATAATGGTTGCAGACGGTGAACCACATCCTATGGTGGATAAATGGAGTAATACAGAACACATGGTATTACCTCATTGCCATGCAGATGCTGGTGCTACACCAAGAGCGTTAGCAGCTATATCGGCGTTTAGTCGAGGGTTTGATGCTGTAGCATTTCTTGATGCAGATAACACATATCTTCCAACACATTTGGAAACTATGGTTAATGCTATCGGCATAAGAGATGTTGCAACAGCTACTCGTAATATCTGCACAATTAACGGTGCCAATATGTTTGTAGATAACTTTGAAAGTGACGGTAATATTTTTTGCGATACCAATTGTTTATTCATTAAAAAAACAACATTACATATGTTATCATACTGGATAACAAACCCAGATTACAGACTATGGAGTGACAGACAATTTTGGTCAGCAATTGTTAATTCAAACTTATCTCATATACACATTACTGTTCCAACCGTTAATTATAATTCTCGCTGGGCTTGGCATTATGAACATGCAGGTCTGGTGCCGCCACCGGATAGTGTTTGGATTGCAAAAACATCCAACGGTACACTAATACAAACCAAACACAAAGATAAAACATATTAGGAGATAGATATGCAAGCAGAAATATATACTAAAATGAATTGCCCATATTGCGTTAAAGCAAAGGCGCTACTTAAGGACCAAAATATTCCATATCGCGAATACATTATCAGTGCAGGTCTTGGCGAAGAAAAAGTTGAAGATAATCAGCAATACATAACACGAGCCGATTTGTTAGCAAAATATCCAGGTGCTAAAACTGTACCTCAAATTTGGTTAGACGGCCAGCATGTTGGTGGTTATACGGAGCTGGCAGCACATTTCGCGGCAAAGTAACCCATAAATATAATATGCCGTTAAATCCTCCAAGCTATAGTGGGCAAGATGTTTGGTATAGCCCAAGCGTATATATCAATCAGGTGCAGGCTGATCTTTGGCAGCCTGCCGTTCCGCAACCTTCTGCACTGCACTCGTTGCCTGTCATTCCATCGCCCAAGTATGCCCTAACATCTGAGCAGATATCAGCAGCCACATCTGAACAAAACACCCAATGGTACATTACCGATGCCAACGGCAATGTCATGGCCGTTCCGCCTGGTACTCCTGGAGCCAGTTCAGAGGGTACCGCGCCAAGTCCAGATGCCGCTGCCGGACAGATGGTAGGGGCCACAACAACGGTGGTTGATGCTGCTGCATCAGGACAAGGCGGTTATGGTGCGCTGATTGGTAATCTGAACAAGGTATGGCAGGAAGGCCAATCCGGTGCATGGCGCGGCGGGTCGGCCAACAAAAACATCCAACAGATGCTTGAAACGGTTGGAATATCGTCAGGCAGCGTATTTCCTCCTGGGCATAGCTATTGGTGCGCAGCCTTCATGGGGTGGATGCTGAAAATCAGCGGTCTCGGCTATGTTGTTGGTGCCAACAGCCAGCATGTGTCAGCTGCGGCAGGTGACTATCGTAGATATGGCCAGGCAATTGATACCCATCAACCAAATCTCTGGCGTCAAGGCGATGTGGCCGTGGTAAGTTCGTCGGGTAATACCAGTTCTGGACTACATGTTACCTTTTTGTGGGGAGCTCCGCAAGGCGGATGGTATAGATGCTTAGGTGGTAATCAGGGCAATACACCAGGCGATGTGGTAACCGGCGGATATCAACAGGGATCTTTTATATACATTGGGCGTGCATGGCCAGATAGTGGTAAACCACTTCCCGTAATTGCTGGTTGATATTTCAAAACATATCATGTATCCTCTAGCATGACAATAGAAGCCAAGAGGACCAAGACGATATGTTGATTGAAAACAAACCAACCACCAACGACGTTGTGTGCATCAAGTTAAGCAACGGTGACGAATTGATAGCAAAAATCGCCGATCAAAATCCACAGACCCTGTTTGTAACCAAGCCTATGCTGATGATCCTAAGCCAGGATCCGCGTACCGGCCAGCCAGGTGTCCAAATGGCCCCCTTTTGGATAATGGGTGCCGACTCGTCAGTTAAATTTCCAATATCCCAAAATCACGTTGTATGCATGGTAAAAGCAAACGCTGATGCCACAAAAAACTACATTTCTCAAACATCGGGTATAGCCATTCCGTCAAGCGGTCTTATTGTATGATGCATATGCCATTCCAGTATGGTACCACACGCAATTTCTGCGGAGTACCAAATTATACAACACATGAATTCGTAATCCTAGGAGCACCGGTTGATTGTGCCACCACCTTCCGCAGCGGCGCTAGGATGGGTCCAAATGCCATACGGGATGCCAGCATGATGCTGACCGACGGGGTGCACGAAAGGTACCCCGTCGAATTAGGCAATTGGGTTGGAGACGCTGGCGACATACCCATACCTAGCGGAAATACCTCCGAGGCCTTGGAAATCATAAAAGATCATTATTACGGCTTTTTACGCAACGATAAGCATGTGATAACCTTAGGTGGCGACCACGGCATAACCGATGCCATCCTACGCACGCTACGGGCCAAACACGGTAAGGTTGCTGTGGTTCATTTCGATGCACACTGTGACACATGGTCAATGCATTTCAGCCAGCTAAAAGGTCACGGAACGTGGTTGTATTATGCTATCGAAGATGATTTAATCAGTCCTAACCATACGATCAGCATCGGAATTCGCAGTCCGGCAGATAAGGAGTCCAGAGAACTTTTACAAAAACGAGGCGGTACCACCATATCAGCCAAGCAGGCCATGAAGCATGATCCTGCTGTAATGGCATCTATTATCAAAACAATAGTTGGCGATCTACCAGCCTATCTTACACTGGACATTGACTGCTTAGATCCTGCCTATGCACCCGGAACAGGCACTCCTGAAATTGGGGGTTTATCTACCATGTGGCTTGGAGAACTGTTGGATGAGCTACAAAGCATTAATTGGGTGGGCATGGATTGCGTGGAAGTAAATCCAGCTTACGATCATGCACAGATTACTTCTCTGGCTGCTGCCACCTTTGTTTGGCAATACCTGTCAATGAACATTGACAAAGCCTCTAAAAACAAAAATTAACGATATCATCCAGCCGGCGGCACTGGTGCAACTCAATTAAATACATATATTATTCCCAAGGATGCATCATGGCAAGAGTTCTTTTTATTTTAAAACGTAGGCCTGACTATAACCAACCCATACATAATCACGTTGGACTCAGCACCGGACTGTATAACAGTGCCAGCTTCATGGATCGCATGCTACAGGACGCAGGTGTTGAAAGCAAGCTGGTGGTTGTTGTGGATAACAATTGCATAGACAGAGAAGTAAACCTATATAAACCTACACATGTCATCATAGAAGCATTATGGGTGGTTCCTTCAAAGTTCTATGTTCTTAGCAAGCTGCATCCAAAGGTTACGTGGATAATACGATTACACAGCGAAATGCCATTCATCGCCAGCGAAGGGATCGCAATGGATTGGATAGGCGACTATGCGAGATTTCCCAATATCATTTTCGGTGTAAACGCGCCGAGAATGATGGATGAAACACGGTTCTATCTCCAGCACATGTATTCATGGACGGATGCAGAGGCAGACCGTCGGATCATATACATGCCAAATTTCTATCCCCAGGATTACAAGACCAAAAAATTCAACCCAGCAAACGATGTCGTCAACATCTCATGCTTTGGCGCCATACGCCCGCTAAAAAATCATCTATTGCAGGCATTGGCCGCAATCAAGTTTGCCGACTCCGTTGGACGTAAGCTGCGCTTCCATATAAACTCGGGCAGGATCGAGATGAAAGGTGAGCCAATACTACACAATCTCAAGGGTTTGTTCCAGCAAATGGCCGATAAGGGTCATGAGTTGGTTAACCATACCTGGTGTCCACGGGAGGAATTCCTTGAAATCTGCGGTTCCATGGACATTGCCATGCAGGTGAGCTTCACGGAAACGTTTAATATCGTAGGTGCCGACAACATCAGCACAGGCGTTCCATTGGTTGGCAGCACCGAAATCCCCTGGGCAATGGAATGGTTTTGTGCCAATCCCGTCAGTAGCGACGACATGTGTAAAAAATTACATCGGGCCTGGAAGTTTCCGCAGATAAATGTCAGGCTCAATCAGATGTTGTTAAAATCATACACAAACGATACCCGCAAGCAATGGTTAACCTATTTCTGATAAATACCAGAACATATTTGGAGATGTAACATGTCAGAATTTCATAGGGTTAGAACACATCATTGGATAAAGGGTGTGTTAAAATACGTCGATCACGCCTTCAATTCATTTGAGGATGCGCTTGCATTCGCATTAGAGTACGAATGCGACAATTTCAAGATATTTGACGGTAACGACGGCTTAAAACACAGCAGCCACGGTAAAAAAATAGAAACCTACGCTTGACATCTGTTTTATTATCAACAATAAATAAACTTGATGCTGTTGATAGCAATCAAATAAGTTGGTCAAGACCCGGGGGCAGCACCCGGCACTTCCACCATATGGGGGTGACGCAGGTTTCGATTGACGACATTAAGGGTTGAGGTAGGCATTACGGGCGCAAGCTCCGTTAGAGGTGTAGTCCTTAGGGATTAAGAGATAACTTCAAAGACCCTCTAGAACGCAAGAAAACTATAAACGCAAACGATAACAACGTTGTGTTCGATCTTCAGGCTGCGGCTTGAGTAGATGGGTGCATAGGGCGCCTCGAAACAGAAGAAGGCCCTTACGGGCCTTCACCTATGACGGATATTCCCAAATCCAGGATCCATCTCCTTTGTATTTTCTTCGTCTTCCGGTCACAGTTTTGGATTGTTTTTCTGCACTTTTTCGACCATTCTCAGCGGCCAATGGATTTGATAATCCTTTATTCCATGCTGGGTTGCCTTTTACAAATCCTGGTTTAGCTGTACCATTTATCCAAGCTATTTTTGACACACATGATAAAGAACAAACAGATCTTTCTTTACGGTTAGATAGAAATTCAGAGTGACATACTTTGCACGTTATTTTGAACTGTGTTTTCCTAATCCATTTCTTTTTCCGTTTTGTGTTGTTAGTGTAAGGTGTAGAGGTATTTTTCGATTTATCAGATAATAGACAAAAGAGCCCAGTTTGACGTAATTGTAACATATCAGATGTTATGCCCTTATTCCATGCTGGTTTGTTTCTATTTTTCTTATGACCTTTATGACTTCCACCATATGCAGTTTTCTTTACATTGTAGTATCTGCAAGTTCCGTTTTGAACATTATCTGAGATCATTAGTTCGCGATCCTTGATCATATCAAGCCAACGCTGTTCACTTGCACGTAACATTTTGGTATCGCTATTGACGTATTCTAATACTCTAAACCGGAATGTTTGTGGACGTAACTTATATGCTCTCTTCATAGTTCTATTAGAACAGATATAAGAATCTTCCACTTTCCCATAATGTCCACCAACATAGAAGAATTTAGAGACTGTGTCATACCATAGATAGACGTAACCGGTATATGAATTTTGATTGTTTTTCGACATGCTATAACTCCAAGTGTAAATAATTGAGTGGGACAGCCCGGACTCCAAGCTGGGTTTTTAGATATTGCAATTATCTAAATTACCACGTATATTTATGGCATTGGAAATGGCTGCGTAAGCACTAAATCCGCGGGTGCGGGTCCTACCTTGGAACAGAAGTGGGCCCACTTTACAAAACCGAAGCCAAATAGACATTTACAACTCAAAATCAATAAATACGTCGTCAGCTCATGACAAGTTGTGAACCTTTATTATTACCAGAATCAACATCTTTGGGTGTTAGAATTGCTGGGTTGTTAAATTAATATTATAAAAATTAATTGCACGCCTACAGATTAAACGGAGAATGGAAACATTCTCCGTTTTTCATTAAGGTTGACAACCTTGTGTATAGGATTATGCTTATCATGTTGTTGGAAAATCAGGATTTATAATGGCCAAGAAACAAAGTGAAGAAATCGTCAAGTTAACTGATACACAGCACCACCGCCTGCGTACGGAGATGTATCTTGGCAGTCGCAATTTGCACACCCAAACCGTTATCAACTGGAATGGAAAAAAGCTCGAGGCAGAGGAAGTTAGCTGGACCCCAGCTGCGTATTGTGCGTTCAGGGAAATTTTTGATAACAGTCTTGATGAGGTAGTTGGCCACGGTCACGGCACCAAGATTGATGTCACATACGATCCTAAAACGTTGACATTTAGCGTGTCAGACGACGGGCGCGGCATCCCGATAGACTGGGATGAAAACGAAAAAATGCACAAGGCCACCATGGCTCTTACTCAGGCCAGGGCAGGGCGTAACTTCGGAGATCGTGAAGAAGTTCGTGGAACCAACGGTATAGGGGCGTCGGTTGTGGTGAGTTGTTCGAAGGAGTTTAATTTGGACATCAAACGCGACGGTAAAAGATTCCAGCAGACATTTCGAGAAGGCACTGAATTGATGCCAGATCTGGACATTGGTGAACCTCGTATCTTCAGCAGTAGCATGAAATCCG